AATACACAACGCAGTAGAGGCCGCCCAGGCAATTACAAACTTGATCGAGGCGGAGTACCTTCAGAGGGAGGACCGTTCCTGGGCACTGTCATGAACAACATTGACCCTACTCGCAGTGGACGATTACAAGTTTTTATTACCAATTTCAATGATGGCAACATGAATGACACTACCAAGTGGACCACAGTTGATTACTTGCCTAGTTTCTATGGCGCGACACCTAAATCAGGTACCAGCTCAGGATCAGGAACATATCCGGGCAACAGAAACAGCTATGGCATGTGGTTTACTCCGCCAGATATTGGTGTTACTGTGGTTTGTATATTCATCAATGGTGATAGAGATCAAGGATACTATATTGGCGTAGTACCTGAGCAAGGTATCAATCATATGATTCCTGCCATTGGTGCTGCCACAAACTTTGTACCGTCTGATCCTGCTAACGTCAATCAACAGACTTACCTTGACAAAGCCACACAAGCTCCTGTGACTGAAATCAACGACAGCAATCTTGGTGTGGTAAACAATCCTAGATTTTTTGATCAGGCCAAGCCTGTACATAGTGTGCTGGCGGCAGCAATGTTTCAGCAGGGGTTGATAAATGATCCTGAACGTGGGCCCATTGGTAGTTCAAGTCAGCGTGAAAGTCCTAGTGCTGTGTTTGGTGTTAGCACTCCGGGCATTGCAATTTATCAAGGCGGCGCAAGCCCCAGTGACATACGCAAAAAAATTGAAGCTGGCGAACTCAAACCACAAGATGTCAAAGTGATTGGCCGCATGGGTGGGCATACACTGACCATGGACGATGGCAACATTGATGGCAACAATGCCCTGTTCAGATTTAGATCTGCTAAAGGCCATCAGATCACCATGAGTGATTCAGGCAACTTCTTCTACATCATACATGCCAACGGACAAACCTGGATTGAACTTGGCCTTGAAGGCACTGTGGATATTTTTAGTACCAACTCAGTTAATGTACGAACACAAGGTGATATCAACTTGCATGCGGATCGTGATATCAACATGTATGCTGGCCGCAACATCAATGCCAAATCTAAAGAAGATATAACACTAGAAGCTGAACTAGATTTTACTGCCACAGCACAACAGAATCTAAAACTATACAGCAAAAGTTATATTGGTGTGCTAGCTGATGGAACACTTGCACTGAACAGCGCAGGGTCTGGCAGTTGGAATGGCGGCAGCACACTGACATTCTCTGCAGGCGGCATTGACCTTAATGGTCCGTCAGCAGCCATAGTATCAACACCTAAGCCTTTGGTTAAAACTGTCATGGATGACACAGAGTTCAACACCAGCACTGGTTGGCAAACTTTACCTGATGGACTTGAAAGCATAGTGAGCCGTGCTCCTACTCATGAACCCTACAGCTATCACAATGAAGGGGTTGATGTCAAAGTAGCCCTGGAAGAAGGAACACCAACACCACCTCCAGGTGCTGAGCCTGTGCCGTCAGGTGTTGAAATAAGGGCAGAATAACATGGCAAGTTATACATTTAATTTAGAACAATATGTGAAATCTCCAAGTGATGCAGAGGGAACCGCTAAACAATTTACCATTGAAGGCTCGGCTACTCTTACTAGAGAACAAGCACAGGCAATATTTGAAAAACAAGTTAAAACTGGCGCCTTAACAGGATTCAAAGCAGGCGATGTCCTTAGTGCTGCCACACAGGCGGCTGCTGGACTTGCAGGTGCACAGGCACAATTAACTGGAGGAATAAGCAGTCTAGGTGCCTTGGTCAGTAAAGCCACTAATGGCGCAACATCTGCGTTGACCAAATTGCCAGTGTTAAATGGTATCAATCCAGGAGACTTTGTAAAACAGTTACCTGGACTAACCAATATTGGATCCATAAATCCCAGTCAGGTCACGGGTGTACTAGCACAAGCAGGAAAATTAACAGGACAACCGTCAGACCTGTTGACCAATGCAGTTGGCCTAGGTAATTTTGGACTTGATGCTACACAGTTGGAAAAAGCTGGATACGTTAAACCAGGTACTGCTGCCAAATATTTAACAACAGGCCAAAATTCCTTGACATCAGTGCTTAAAAGTCCTTCGGTGTGGACAGGTAAAGATGGCATTAACGAAGTGCAAAATCTGCTAACCAATCCTTCGGCACAGAACAAAATACAACAAGGACTTATGTCCACTGGAATAGAACAAGTCAAACAACTTGGATTACCCGTTGACAAACTTAGTCCACAGCTATTGAGTGGTGTGGCATTAAATGCCGCCAAGAGCGTGACAGATACTGTGAACTGGGCCAAGGGACAAACCTCTGGAATACCAACTGACATTACCGCTGGGTTTGACCAAGTGGCCAAAGATGCGTCATTTGCAGTTAACTTAGTTGATGAAAAAATTGGCAACGAATCACTAAACATCAAGGCCATCATAGGATCAACAAATACAGTTAACCGAGCCACACTAAATGCCGCGCTGGGCCGTGTTGTGGGCAATGAAAAAATACCAAAACTTGATTTTGGTGGTGACACATTTGATGAAATAGCTACCCTGGCTCTGAAAACTATCAGCCAAAACATTGCAATCGTTGAATCCAAAGCCAACAACATCTTTAGCGAAACACTAACGTCTGACACTGTAGATGCAAGAGAAGCCAGAATAACTGCACTAAAAAGCGAAGCAACAACATTGTTGGCCAGTTTGCGCAGCCTAAAAACTACTAGTACATCCCTGACATTCCTTGGCAAAATTGATTTGGCCATAGTGAATGTTGAGTTATTGATAGAACTACTGGACAAAGACATAACAAACATTCAACGGTTCAAAGCTGACTTGCAAAGCATATAAATATTAACATGACTACATTCGTTGGGTTCAACACCATCAACCAATACAAAAAGTTCACTCTTACAGATTTTGAGTTGATCAAACGTGACCTACTGAATGCATTTAACATACGTCAAGGACAACTGCCAGGACGTCCAGGATATGGCACAGTATTATGGGACTATGTGTTTGAACCACAAACAACTCAAACACAAAATTCAATCAATACCGAAGTGCAACGTGTAGCAGGCGGCGACCCTAGAATATTCATCAGTGACGTTCAAAGTTATCCAGAAGAAAACGGTATCTTGATTGAAATACAACTCACTGTGGTGCCCACCCAGAATGCTGAAATACTCAGCATATTCTTTGATCAACAACAACGCACAGCCTCCTATGTATAACTACGCCGTTTTTCGTAACCATAAATACTCTGAGGTTACAGAACAATGGCAACAACCACTAGACAAACAGCAATATTTGGCGTAGAAGATTGGAAGCAGATCTATCAAACGTATAGAGAAGCAGACTTTCAAAGCTACGATTTTGAAACTCTACGCAAGAGTTTTGTAGACTATCTACGCTTGTATTACCCAGAAACATTCAATGACTACATTGAATCAAGTGAATTTATTGCGCTCTTGGACATTATTGCGTTCATGGGGCAAAGTCTTGCGTTTCGCACTGATCTTAACACTCGTGAAAATTACATAGACACCGCTGAACGTAGAGATTCAGTTGTGCGTCTTGCTAACTTAGTAAGCTACAGTCCCAAACGTAACACAGCCGCACAAGGTCTGTTAAAAGTATTCAATATCACAACAACAGAAAACGTTGTGGACTACAATGGCATCAATCTTGCCAATGTCACAGTAGACTGGTCTGACCCCACAAATCCAGACTGGCAAGAACAATTTACTGCAATTCTCAATGCTGCCATGGTTGATACACAACGTGTGGGTCGTCCTGCAAATCGTCAAACACTACTAGGTGTGCGCACTGATGAATACGCATTAAATTTAATTCCTGGCTTCTTGCCTGTGATTCCTTACACAGCCACAGTTGACGGAGTAAACATGCCATTTGAAGCAATCACTTCTACCAGTGTGGGACGTGATTACTTGTACGAACCAAGTCCTGTACCTAACGCACCATTTAACATTTTGTATCGCAATGATCAACTGGGCTTTGCCAGCGCCAACACAGGTTACTTCTTTGCATTCAAACAAGGTACCCTGCAGAACACAGACTTTAATCTTGCTGAACGTATTAGCAATCGCACAGTTAACATCAACGTTGAAGGTGTCAACAACGAAGACCGCTGGTTGTTTCAGTTGGATAATGTTGGTAATATCAATCGTGAGTGGGACTATGTAGAAAGTGTGTACACTGCAGCCGCAGAGCAACAAGTAGAACTGCGCCCAATTTATTCAACTACCAGTCGTGCCAACGATCAGATCACGTTGGTGTTTGGCGATGGTGTGTTCTCAGAGATTCCTGTGGGTATCTTCCGTTGCTACACTCGTGCAAGTAATGGCCTGCAGTACATTGTCAATCCTGAAGAAATGCAAAACGTTACTTTGCCTATCAGTTACACTGATCGCAATGGCAATTTGCAAACCATCACATTCACCTGCGGCATTACACAACCTGTAAGTAATGCACAGGCACGTGAAAACATTGATCAAATCAAACAACGTGCTCCAGCCAGATACTACACACAGAATCGCATGGTCAATGGAGAAGACTATAACCTATTCCCTTACACTGCATACAATTCAATTATCAAATCCAAAGCCCTGAACCGTAGTTCAATTGGCACCAGCCGATACCTTGATCTAGTTGACAACACTGGCAAGTACTCGTCTACTAACACATTTTCTAGTGATGGTGCATTATGGGAACAAAATATTCTTCCTACTATTTTATTCAGCTGGATTAATCGTAACGAAATTGCAGACTTCATTACCAACCAAGCACAGCCTGCACTAGGCGAAGATACAATGAAGCAGTTTTACTACGCCAACTTCCCACGTATTGATACTATCAATTCAGGCGCAACTGCTGGCAGTACTTGGCAACAATCAACTACTTTGGCCAATGAAACCACAGGTTACTTTAAAAATGCTGTAGGCAATGCTATTCCTGTTGGATCAGAAACCACAACTGATTTTAAATACGTACAAGTTGGTAGTCTGATTGAGTTTATCGCACCCACAATCAATGGTGTAGTATATTACTTTGATAAAAATAACAAACTTCAACCAGGTACACCTACTAAACCAGACGAAAAAACATCAATCTGGGCTGCCCCTCAAGCCATATTAGGCGACGGATACAATGGCGGCACAGGCAATTTGTTAAGTGGCGCAGGCCCGGTAACCATTAACAACTTTGTGCCCACTGGTGCCATTGTCAACACCATTATTCCTTTGTTTATTACAGACTTACCAGCAAGTCTTGAACAGCAAATGGCTGAACAAATTGAGTTATTTCGAGATTTTGGATTAGGTTACGACAATGATGGAACTATAACTGGCACATCAGGCACGTGGTATCTAATAACTGCTAACAACTTGTATAGAACACAACAAGATGGCAGCAATGCCACTTGGGCTCAGGTTCCCGAGTCGCCGCAAGTTAACACACCACAAAATGGCATTGCTGGAAACGAAGACGGCACACAATCAGATGCTAGTTGGCTGGTAAAGTTTGTTGTTGAAAATCAAAACTACACAGTGACCTTTCGTGGCCTAGCGTATTACTTTGGCAGTGTGTTGCAAACACGATTCTTCTTCTATGAAAATCAATTGATTTACGATAGTCGCACAGGCACCATTATCAAAGACTTTGTTAATGTGTTGGCCATGAACTCACAGCCTGATTCGTCGTCTCCTTTGCAGGGAGATGTGGTTATGAATATTGTAGGACAACCTGTTGAGAGCGACGGATATGTTGATGATTTCCAGGTACTGGTCAGTTATCGTGACTCAGACAATGATGGTGTTCCAGATGATCCTGATTTCTTTGAAACTATTGTGGGCGCAGTGCCTGCAATTCCAGACACAACATCTCCATGGATATTCTTGCAACAAACTGTGGACTTTGATAATTTACAACGTTACTTGTTGGCTGAACCAGGCGTGGTTAATGCTGACTATGCCACCATTGATGCAATTGAACTAGCCAAAACTGAGTGGTCACCAGGACAGATATTTTATGCCTACAGCCAAGACACATTCTGGCTGTTGAGTATCAACGTAAACAACGTGCGTACTTTGGTTGAACAATCTGGTTGGATCGCTCGCAACGGTCGTCAGGCATTGTATTTCCAATACCGCCATAACTCTCCACTGACCAATCGTATTGATCCAGGTACCACCAACATTATTGACCTGTATGTGGTCACACAGAGCTATTATACTTCTTATCAAAACTGGATCAAAGATACCACTGGCACAGTGATTGAACCAGATCAGCCAACCATTGACGAGCTGTCAACTGCTTATCAAGGGCTTGATGATTACAAAATGATATCAGACAACATTGTACTGAACTCAGTAAGTTTCAAACCCTTGTTTGGAGCCAAGGCTGCACAACAATTAAAAGCCACAATCAAAGTGATTCGTGCGCAAAACTCAACAGCCAGTACCAGCGAAATCAAAAGCAGTGTAGTGGCAGCCATGAACAGTTATTTCAGTATTGACAAATGGAATTTTGGTGATACATTTTACTTCTCTGAGCTAGCAGGTTACCTGCATAGTGAATTAGGATCAATTATCAGTTCAGTGGTGCTGGTACCATTGAACACTCAGAAGAGTTTTGGTGACCTGTACGAGATTAGATCTGAACCCAACGAAATCTTTGTGAATGCAGCGGACATAACTAATATAGATGTGATTGACGC